GACAGTCAATGGGTTGAGTATGGTGATGGTGATGCTAGTGTTACTTATGCTTATGCAAGTGGAACATCATTTACTATAGCTGGTGTAAATGTAACTTCTGTATATCATACAGGAAGAAGAATTAAATTAACTGCTTCGACACCTGGTACAATTTATGGAACAATTAGTTCTTCATCTTTTTCATCAAATACTACAGTTAATGTAACTTGGGATAGCGGTTCACTTTCAAATGAAGCTATTACTACAGTTTATATTGGAGCATTATCAAAAACTAATGATTCTATTCCAACAGGAATTGCTGCAACTAAAATTGGTGATGGAACAGTATCAACAACAGAATTTCAATATTTAAATACAGTTAGCTCAAATATTCAAACACAATTAGATGCAAAAGCAGCTACTATAACTGGAGCAGCAACTACTATTGTTTCTTCAGATTTAACTGCATCAAGAGCTTTAGCTTCTAATAGTTCAGGTAAAGTTGCAGTATCATCTGTAACTTCTACTGAGTTAGGTTATGTATCAGGAGTTTCTTCTGCTATACAAACACAATTAGATGCAAAAAATGTTAAAGCAAATAATTTAAACGATGTTGCTTCAGCTTCTTCTGCAAGAACTAATTTAGGATTAGCAATAGGTTCAGATGTCCAAGCTTATGACGCAGGACTTGCAGATATTGCGGCACTAGCAACAACTGATGGTAATTTTATAGTTGGATCAGGTTCTAATTGGGTTGCCGAAACAGGAGCTACTGCTAGAACATCTTTAGGTTTAGGAAGTATTGCAACACAAGCATCAAATAGTGTAGCTATTACAGGTGGTTCAATTACAGGAATGTCTGCACCATCTGGAGGTTCAGATGTAACTACTAAAACTTATGTAGATGATTTAGTTGCAGGACTTAAAACAAGAATTATTACAAGAGCTGCAACAACAGCAAACATAGATTTAACAGCAGATTTACAAAATGGTGATACTTTAGATGGAATCACTTTAGCGACAAATGATAAAGTTTTAGTTAAAGATCAAACTGATGCTAAAACAAATGGTATTTATAAAGTTGTAGCAAGTGGTACAGCTTCAAGAGATACAGATTATGACACAGTTGCAGAACTAGCTGGACAATTAATAGTTGTTCAAGAAGGTTCAACAAATGCAGATAGAATATATTTATGTACTACTGATAATTCTGGAAGTATAGGTTCTGTTAATATTACTTTTTCAAGAGTTACACCATCATACACAGGAACTGTTACAAGTGTTGGTATAACAGATGGTGGAGCATCAGAATTTACAATTGGAAGTTCACCTGTAACAAGTTCAGGAAATATATCTTTAGCTGTAAATGCAATAAATGTAAGTAAAATAACTAATGGAGCTTCAAAGGGTTTCGCAACAGCTATGGCAATAGCATTATAAGGAGGATAAATGGCACAAGACTTTGAATCAGAAGGTGGTCAAATAACTAATTCAGCAACATCATTATTAACTGCTAATAGCGATGATGCTATTGTTGGATTAAGACTAGCTAACGTAACAGCAAATGCTGTAACTGTTAGTGTTTGGATTTCGGAGGGCGGTTCTACAACAAGATACCTTGTTAAAGATTTAAGCTTACCTGCGGCTAGTTCAGTTGAATTAGTTCAATCAGGTTCTAAAATCGTTATGCAGA